TATGGTTTCTAATTCTCTAAGTGCGTCCATCCTGACAAATACATCATCCATATTATAATGTAACTTATAATTCTCAGTGATAACATAATGACCTACAATATCCTTTCCATCATCACTCCAACCATAACCTTTTACACGTTCACCAACACCATCAATAGTGAATTTCTTGCCACTGTGTAGATAGGAATGGTACTTTGCATCGAGGTTTATCATTGGTTTTTGTAGAATGTGTGGATACTATAACATTATCTATAACAAAATCAATGGTTCTTAAGATTGTCTTTTTATTTGCTCAATACTTATTCATCTTCTTGATGGTAGAATGGACCCCAAGCACCTCTATCTCCAGGTTTCCTGTTCTCTACCTTCTCTAAGATTTCATGAACATCTATTAAATTATCAATGTCATGCATCATTTTACCAATATGCATAGCAATATAAGATTTCTCACTACGTGCTGCAAATGCTAGTGCATTTCTCAATTCTGATTGTGCATCACGCAATGAATCTTCAACTTGTTGTGATAATGCCATAATTAATTGTCCTCTTCATTATGTAGGAAAGGTGAATCTAACCTAAATCTTCTAACCTCTTCTTCAGTTGGTGGTGTATACTCATAACCATACTTCTCTAGTGCTTGTTGAAACTCTTCACCATATAAATTACCCTTCCAATACTCATTCCATTCAGTTGTAATTCCATCAGGTGTTTCAACTTTAATCCCTGGATATACTTCCTCTATGTGAGTATCATTACGATCATGAACTTTAATATTAGAGTTCTTATTTCCTCTCAATAAAGTAAGAAGTCTTACGCTATCATCATAACATGCTTTATGATACCTCATATTCTTCTTAACTGTATCAATCATAGAAGAATATATCTCATTAGGTGTACATCCTGATTCCATAGCATCACTCAACCATTCTTCAATATTTTTGATAGAGTATGCTTTATACTCAGGATTGTCTGTCATGATCGTACTTAATTGCTTGTTTAATAATAACCTCAATTTCCTCAGTTGTCAAGTCATTTAACCATTTCCAGTTAGGATCTTTTCTATCCCACTCTATACCAAATGATCCATCCTCATTCTGATTTATCGTTAGAGATTCGTTCTGCATCTTTTTCTCTTTTTCTAACCATTTTAGCATACCTTACATCCTCCTTACTATACCAATCCGGATGCTTCTTTGCCCGTTTAATAATCTTCTTTGCTGCTTTCTTGTCCTTCATGCCAATTGACTTTTGTTAATTCTGCGAGTAGTATATCTATACGATCATCAATAGATCTCTGCATAGTATACAATTCTTTTGCAAAATCCATATTCTCTTGAGTTAGATGCTCAACCTCATCCTCAAGCATTTCTATCCTTGTTAAGAAATGATTTCTCATCTCCAACATTTCCTGATAAAGATTATCCATTTTTCTTTTTCACAGGAGCATGGTTCTTATTCGGAATGAATATGCCCTTTGGAACACTAATATCCTTAACAACATTAGAAGACTTTTCCAATTGCTCTATTGCTGCTATGAGTTCTGGTGTTTCTTCCCATTCCCAAACTTGCTTATGCTTAGGATTTTTCTTCTCAACTATATGAGTTTTAAGTGTCATCTTCCTTTTGCTTTATTTCATACTCTATCACAACCTTCTTACTTTGTCTACCAGCATGATCTAAGGTATTATATTGAGTCCACTCACCTTTAAGTAATTCTATCATTACCTTCTTATCCAATCCACACATCATCTCACAGTTCTCTACTGATTTGCGAACTGATTCTAAACCATTAGGATAAACTGCAACCCTAAATCCATGCTTATCTAACTCATTACCTTCTTCATCATACTGCCTATCTTTAATGTCAGATTGAAACTCACTCATGATTCTTTCCTATGGTTTGTTCATAAAATAGATCACCATTATCACCGAACATCATTGTCTTCCAATAAGTTCCTCTTTTTTGATATACTTCCTTAGAAGTTTCTGCCCCATTCTTAGTTGCTACCGTCCATGTTCTTTCATACCAATCATTCTCAACATCAAAATGAAAACCTCTATCAATTAAATCAAATGAAAGACATTCTACATATACACTATCAACAGAACAGGCAATTTGATCCTCTTCAGCATCTCCAGTAGTATTAAATCCAGCAAAAATATCTAAAAGTTTCCTATACGTCCAATCTAATGGGTTCATCTTACACACCAATAAACACAATAAAACTAGCATACCAACAAAAGTAAATTATGTCAAGACATTATAAAACCCCTGACTTTTAAATCAAGGGTTAATTTTTTTACTATTAAACTTTGTGTGCTAACACCATTTAAGGTGGATGCGAATGTAGTAGCATATGCGTTAGAATAGAAATGTTTACTTAATTAAACTCTAAACTAAAACCTCCTTACAAATACGTTTACAGACAGATTGACTTTCGTCACACTCGATTAGGCACTCATAGTATTCATCTATAGAATCATTATGAGGATCGAACGTCGATTCTGGATGTTTTGACCCAGCTAATTGATTAAAAGGAATTAAGTTATGCATAATCGGTTTTGAGATACAACAAGTTCATAATGTAGTTTAACCCCATTACAAAAGAATTTCAGGTCATCTTTGCCTCCTTTAATTCTCCCTATTATTTATCACAGTTTACACATAAAAGTCAAGTTCGGTTTTACAAAAATATATGCCTACGAGTTTATACTTACCCAATCTTTATACTCTTTTATTTGATCGTCAGTCCAATCCTTCATATAATGTGGACCTAATGCTCCACGCAATAAGTAAACACTAATACCATTAAATGATTTAACTGGTTCAGGTTTTTTCATGCATCCCTTCTTAAGGTATAAACATATTCCAATACTTGCTCACGAACATTCATCAACTCATTAAAACATTTCTGATTGTGAGCACAAGCACGAAGAGAAGTGTCTGGTCTATGTACTGACTCTATGTAAAGATCAACTGCTCTATTATACTTCTGTAACTGATCCTCATCATCATGAATAGTATTTTGATCCTTCATTTCTGTACCTCCTCAGATCCACCACCTAATTGTTCAGAACCACCTACAGCAAATGGATTGTATTTTGCTGTGGCAATCTCATACATCTTTTGATGCATTGTCTTCTCATCCTTTTTTGGTTTTGGATTTTCAACAGAAGTAGGAACTTCCATTAATTCTGCTGGATATTCTACATCACATCGAGCATACTCATCAGTAATATATTCTTCTTCTTTTTGTGGTGTATCAAACCACTCATCAGGATCAACTCCTAGATCGTTTACCATTTTTCTTAATTTCTCTTAGTATGTATGCTTTAGCAGAATCATAGTTCCTTGCTACATGGACAAACTCACCATTGTTGATAATTTGGAGTTTGGTTTTACTACCCAGAATAGGAACTGCTGCCCACATTCCATCTTTGGTAACATATCCCTCAGGAGACCCTGGAACTGTATCCAGAATCCCCTTATTGGGGCATGTATAGAACTTTCTATAGTCACTTGGCATTGACACTTACCACAGTGGCATTTGGGTTACGTGCAAGTGCTACCTCTTTAGCCTCTTGATAGTTCTTAGCATACACATCCTCATAGAAGACGGTACCTGCAACATACAATTTGACTTCGCAACGCATGGGATGAATCTCCTTTGGTGATGTTCTTATTATACTGTATTTACTTCATGCATGGGGTATCAGTGGACAGTTTATCAACTGTCTAAAAGTCCAAATACTTTTTATCTGCTTCATTATATAATACAGAAAGATTTACAGGTGGTTGAACAGCATCTATTTCTGGTAGATTACACTCAACATAATCACCTTCATTCAGTGCAATCATAGCACCATCAGCACCCTCAGTATATAAAGTTCGGGCATGTTCATCCTCAACTACCACAACTCTTCTTGCCGTAAGATCAATCACAAGTAAGTAATCAAATGTACTTATCTGTTTAAAATCTTCAACAGTTTTAGTCTCACTCAGGAAGGATTTAACCTTAAACTTCTTAGTTGCTTTAGGATCTTTTCTCTTATAGAATAGATTCTTACCCATTTTTAGTTCTACTTTCTTATCTTCAAATAAGAAATCATAACCATTCTGATCTACTCTCTCAAGATTAGAGAACTTATCTAATGCTTTCTCTACCATAGTTGCTCTGGCAAAGTTATCAGCATTGGAAGTGAATCCAGAATCAGAGTATAAAGAATCGACGACTCCAAATACTCTATTCCAATCTACCTGATTTTCTAAATGTTGAATTAAATTCATCGTTTTACCACACTAATAGCAGGTGCACCCTGTTTGAATACAAGATCCACAACTGCCTGAACCTTTTTAGCAGTGCTTATGCCCACCCTAGAGTATACAGGAACACATACTAATCCATACGTTTTCTCTTTTGCCCCTGTACGGATTACCCTGCCTATTGTCTGACTAATACCGATATAATCCATAGATCTTAGAAATAGGACTGCCTCAAGTCCTTTTACGTTGATACCTTCAGATAATATGCTATGATGTAACACAATAAATTTCTTGTCATCATCCTTACCCCACTCATTCAATGTATCAAAGAACTTCTCTCTATTAACTTTCTTACCATTGATAATAGCACCAGTCTTGGCAGTGATATACATCCAATTATAACCACGTTCTGCTAATTCAACACAAAAATCAGTCTGTGATACTAATCTTGTAATCTGCTTAGTTGCCTTGGCACATACCAGTACCTTCTTAGTCTTATGGTCATCAATATTATCAATGATCTTTCTAGAATCTACATCAGCAGTCAGTTCATCTTTCTTTAGAATATCATCCTTATATACTTTCACTTTAGGTGGTAGAATATATCCTTGCTCCACTAACTTAGGTGCAGGAACTTGACAGATAACCTCACCAAATATGTCAGACTCATTCATACCCACCTTCATAGGAGTTAGTGAATGTTTTGGCGTTGCTGTGAAGAAATAGCAATACTCTGATTCTAATGAAAAATACTCTACTGCTTCAATAAAGTTTCTCTGAACACTATTATGTGCCTCATCAAAATATATTGCATTAACAAATACTTCTGCCTCTTGAAGTCTGTGTAATGAATGATATGTTGTAAAAATTAACTTATGTCCCTGTGTATTGCTTACCCACTCTTGAATATCATCTGCTTTAGTTGTACTAAAATGATGTGTTTCACCACTGTGTACGTGCATCACAGATACATTCTCAATCTCTTCCAAGAATTCGGATGATAATTGCCCTGCTAATAGGATGCGTGGAGCAACTACAACAATGGTCTTATTGTATCCCTTCTCTATCTGCCTTTTGGCATCTTTGATGGCAACCAGAGTCTTACCACCCCCTGTAGGGACGATAACCTGACCCTTGGAGTGCTCTGTCATAGCATCAAGGGCAATTTGTTGGTGAGGACGCAGTTGCATCAAATATCCTGAATATGCATATATTATAGCAAAAAGCACCCCGTTTTATGGAGGTGCTGTGCCAGTTTGCCTACTGGTCCTTAAAGAATTATATAACCTGTCCTACAAACCTAACAGAGTTAGTTATAAGAATTAGAACTTTAACTACTTGTTACTGCCTCCCAACTACTTCCATTCCAGAAGTTAAGTTTGTTTGTGGTAGTGTTATACATGACTGCACCTTTATGTAAGTTACCATAACCACTCATCAAGTTTCTTGTTGTAGTATCATATGTTGGAAGTCCCAAAGCATCATATCCAGAATGATTATTTGTTAATGTAGCAACTCCACAGAACGTTGTAGTACCAACACCAACTGCTATTCTTGAACTCTCTTTATTAAAGACTACTGAACCATTAGGAACTCCATCAGGAAGTAACTTCTTAGCAGTAGCAGTACCAAATCCTGATTGAACTGGATTTAAATTCTGATTTCCTCCTGCATTCCCAGTCCATAAATTAGCAATTATATCAAGTTCTTCGTTATTTACTGAAGGTAAAATAACATAACTGTTCATTGTGGTGGTTGCTGCACCAACATCAAGAACAGATCTAGCAAAGTAAGTGTTAACACCAACTCTAGTTAGATACTTCTTACTATCATAATCACTAGGAGATAGACCTAAATCAGTTGCTCCAAATCCTGATACTTTAACACCAACAGTAGGAACGAATAGTGCTTGTCCACCAAAAGCAGTAAATGAACCAGCATCTACTTGGAAATCACCATATCCCAGTACAGGAACACTATCACTTACTGCACTAGGTATAGATCTTAAATCACTGTTTAAGGTTCCATCAGAAGTTGTTGTTACACCACCTTTAGTGCCACCAATGAATCCTCCTGTGGCGTGCATAGAACCAAATACATTACCCTCAAATATTCCAAGGAATCCAGTATTACTTGCTGTTCCAACTCCAAGTTTTGATTCAACATAAGCATCACCAATAAAGGTTGAAGCACTACCAACTTTAAAGTTTCTACTAACTAATAGATCATGGAATGTAGAAAGACCACTGGTAATATTAAATTGTTGACTAGCAGATATTGGAAGAGAACTCCCATCTCCTAAAGTAAACTCATTAGAACCACTACCTACTGTAAGAATACCAACAACCTGAGCATATCCAGTAACATAAGCATTACCACCAACTTCTAATTCACGTGATAAAGTAGCACCATGACGATTAACACCTACCTTACCATCATAAGTAGTTTCGAATTTAGTATTACTATCATATAAAACTTTAAAACTTTCAGTACTTCCAGCTCCAGTACCAGAATGTAAATTGACTTTTACTCCACCAGTATCATAATTAGTAAGATTTAATGTACCAGAATTGAAACTTAAAGTACCACTACTATTACCTGCTCCAACTGAATTAACACCAACACTAATGGTAGAAGTATTTGCAGATGTAATAACATCTAGTACTGCATTAGAAGTACTTCTAATTTGTAAATCAGCAGTAGGAATATCGGATCCAATACCAATTTTCTCATCAACAACAAGATGTGTAAGTGTTGAAGATCCTCCTACGAGATTCCCAACAGTAACAGCAGGACTACCAGTTAATCCATAGGCAGTAGCAGAAGCAGTTGCCGTAGATGCTGTTCCTGTTAATGCACCCACAAAAGTTGTAGCAGTTAAAACTCCTGTTAATACTGCACCTGTTCCTGTAGTCTCAAATTTCTTACCTGCACCACCTGTTCCTCTATAATATAACTCTACACTTCCATCAGTATTAAATACAGCACTATTTGCACCAGATGTATCTTCAATTACTACATCAGAAGCACCTTGAATCTTAAGATCACCTGTTCCAGAATCCTTTATGTAACTATTTCCACCATCATGATAGATAGAAAGGTCTGAACTATTACCGAATATTGCTTGTACATCATCATTAAATACAAAGTTATCAGAAGAACCATCCCAATAACAAGATCTAACACCAGCAGAACCAAAGAACTCTACATTATCATTTAATGTAGTAACACCAGTTATACTTACATGTGTGGCAAATCCAACTTGACCATAGAATGTAGAAACACCAGAAGAATATAAATTTCCACCTGTTATAATACCAGTAGATTTAAAGGAACTCGCAGTAACAATTCCACTGAAATATGCCTGTCCTAAAGAATCAATACCAACACCAGTACTTGTTAATGGATTATTTCCTACCTGCAAATAAGTTAAAGGATTTGTGGTTCCTACACCAACATTAGCTGTTGTGGATATACCCGCATCATTCTCTACAACCCATCCTGTTTTAGCAATTGCAACTACACCACTTAATGCACTACCATCACCACGATATGATGTTGCAGTTATAACACCACTAAAATTTCCTTGTGTTGCAGTTAAAGCTTTAACAGTCGAAACACCACTTACATATACATCTTCACTTACCCACAAATCAGTCGTTGTTACTACACCACTAATTTTAGCAGTCCCTCGTACATCCAGAAATTCACTAGGAATTGAGGTACCTATCCCTACGAGACCATTTGCATTTACTATGAAGTTGTCATTGTCAACTTGAACTCCATTACGAAAATTAAACGACTTTCTATAATTTGCCATCTTATGACTTTTTTAGTTATTTATCTTGGAGTTTTTGTTCAAGAATTTCAACCTTGGTTGAAAGTTCTTTAACTGCTTCAATTAGGAGTGCAGTAAGTTTCTCATACCTAACAGCATGAGTACCATCTTCCCTAACATTAGTTAAACCAGGAAGTCCAAGTGCTTGAACTTCTTGTGCGATAACACCTGTATCTGCTTTACCTTCCCACTTAGATGCTTCATTCCAATTAAATGTGTTACCACTAATTGAAAGAACCTTAGCAAGAGGATCTTCAATAGGTGTAATGTTATCCTTTAATCTTTCATCAGAAGATGCAAAGGCAGTAATATCACCACCAACATTTAAGTCCTTAACAATACCAGCACCACCATCAACCGTTAATGCACCAGTAGCAGTGTTAGTTGATTGAATTGTACTCTCAATAGATAGATTTCCAGTAATGTCAGCATAACCACTAACTGCTAGATTATCATCAACCGTAACTGTACCACCAGCAGAATCTAGTGTTAGATTTCCTGTTGAAGTATCAATTTCATTATCACCAGTAACAGCAACTTTGATATTACCAAATGTACCATCATTAAAGTTTAATACGGAACCTGTTAATGTACCAGTTATAGTAACTCCAGCACCAGCAGTAAATTTAGCAATCTCAGTACCATCAGACTCAGCAATAAGTAAACTACCAGTTCCAGATTCTTTGATGTAACTGTTGGATCCATCATGATACACGTCTAGGTCATTGTCATCTCCAAAATAGAGATGCTCATTATCACCAAAGTAAGCAGAAGATCCAAAGCTTACATTACCACCAACATTTAAGTTAGATCCAATTCCAACACCACCACCAACTACAAGAGCACCTGTAGTCTTATTTGTTGACTCTGTTCTATCAGTAACTTTTAATGACTTCTTAAAGGTAACCTGATCCTTAGCAATAATTTCTTTACTAAAGGTAACTGGACCATCAAATTGAGATAAGATTTGATTAGAATCTCCACCCTCAACAACTAATCTTTCTTTAATAGTTACTTCATCATAAACAACACTTAATCTTGCTGGATCTTCACCAGTTATAGTAGGAATAGGAACATCGAATGAAACCTGTTCACCAGTTGAAGATGATGTTTTTCTATTTCCAATATAGAAATCACCCTTATTATTCATACCAGTGTAAACAACAATACCACAAGATCTTTCTTGTGATTGTGATAAGAACTCTTCTCTTTCAGTAAGTGTTCTATCCTGAACCTGTGGAAGTCCTGTCGAATAGTTACCTGGACCATATCCAAGATATTCAAATGTATGACCAGAAGCACGAATGATTGAAGGTCTGCGGAATTCAACAGCAATTGGATCTATCTTCTTAACAAATGATCCAACTTCATGAGTTTGAATCCCTGTTGCTAAAGCACCACGTAATACTGTAAGTTCATTGCTACTAACACCTGTAAGAGCATCACCAGCAACTCTCATAATCTCATTACCAACTTGTAGATAAGATCCTATTGGGAATCTTGTAATTGCTGCGGCATTCAGTGTGGGACTTGATATTTGTAGTTTATTATCACCATTAAATCCAACAATCTTAAATACTTCATTATCATATAATGCAACGCCTCTTGCACCAATACTCTCATCAGATTTATCAGAGATGCCATCATTGGCTGATAGACCATGCTTCAATATCCATTTTGGATCATCAGAACCAGCAAACAAATCTGTATTAGTAACAACAGTAAATGTATTAACACCCACTCTTGATTTTACCAGATAATCACCAATCTTATTGTTACTAGCATCAGTAAATGTAAATCTATTTCCAGC